GAAAAAACAGGTGAATACCTTGATGAGCCTGTACCATTTCAGGATGATGCTATGGCTGCGCTGCGCTATTCCATTGAAGGATGGCGCAAGATGAAGAAGTGGCTTACATAAATGGGGGAACGGAAATGCTAACGATTGAAGAAATTCGCAGCTTCATTGACAATGATGCTGCCAGCACAAAGAAACAGCTTGCAAAGACAGGCTTGCGCTATTATGAAGGCAACCATGACATCAAAGATTATAGAATCTTTTTTGTTGATGGTGATGGAAATGTCCGAGAGGATAAGACGAAAAGCAACATCAAAATCAGCCATCCCTTCTTCAAACTGTTGGTTGACCAGCAAGCACAGTATATGCTTTCTGGCAAGGATGGCTTTGTGAAGTCTGACCGTCCTGAATTGCAGACTGAACTTGATGCATATTTCAATGACAATGAGAACTTTGCCGCTGAACTGTATGAACTGCTTGTGGGTGCAGTGGCAAAGGGCTTTGAGTTCATGTATGCATACAAAGACGAGAACGGCAGAACGGCTTTCCAGTGCGCTGACAGCATCGGTGTCATTGAGGTCAGAGCCAAAGAAACGCAGGATAACTGTGACTATGTGATTTACTGGTATGTTGACCGCATTGGCAAAGACAACAAGAAAATCAAGCGCATTCAGGTGTGGGATGCACAGCAGACTTATTTCTACTGTCAGGAAGACAATGGTGATATTGTCCGTGATGATGCTGTTGAAATCAATCCCAGACCGCACATCCTGTATAAGAAGGACGGGGATGACAACACCTTCTATTATGAAGACTATGGCATGATTCCCTTCTTCCGTCTGGACAATGGCAAGAAACAGTTCAGCGGCCTGAAGGCAATCAAGAATCTGCTGGATGACTATGACCTGATGAATGCTGGACTGTCCAACAATATTCAGGACACCAATGAAGCACTGTATGTTGTCAAGGGCTTTCAGGGTGACAACCTTGATGAACTGATGCTGAACATCAAAGCCAAAAAGCACATTGGCGTTGATGAGGAAGGCGGCGTGGAAATCAAGACAGTGGACATCCCTGTTGAAGCACGGCGCACAAAGATGGAGATCGATGAGAAGAACATCTTCAGATTTGGCATGGGCGTGAACACTGAATCCCTGAAGGACACCAGTGCCACAACCAGCATTGCCATTAAATCTGCTTATGCCAACCTTGACATGAAGTGTGATGGTCTTCAGCATTTCCTTCTTCAGTTCATGCGTAAGCTGCTGAAGGTGGTGCTGAAAGAAATCAATGACGAGCAAGGCACTGACTATGAGCAGAAGGATGTGTATTTCACCTTTGAGCGTGAAATCATTCCTAATGCAATGGAGAATGCACAGATTGCTTTGACGGCAGCACAGGAGCAGCAGACACGGGCAACCACATGGCTGAATATGGCGGCACAGTTTGGCACTGAAATCACGATGCAGCAGCTTTGTGAGGTGATGGAACTGGACTATGATGACATCAAGGATAAGCTGCCCAAAGAGGATGACATTACTGTTGCACAGGATGCATTGAACGGCATTGTGCCTGAAGATGTTGGTGGTGATGTGATTGAATCGTAATGAAAAAGAGGTCATTCAGTATCAGCTTGACAAAGAAAAGGCTGTGCTGAAAAAGCTGGAACAGCAATATCAAAGGGCGTTGAATGACATCATCAATAAAACAAAGATTCTTCAGGCTGATATTGACATGCTTCAGGAAGCTGGTGAAGCTGATGACAGAACACTGTCTATGGTGCGCTCCAAAGTGTATCAGAAACAGTATCAGCAAGCCCTACAACAGCAGATAAAGGGTGTACTTGACAAACTACACTCTGACGAATACAGCACGATACAGGGCTTCCTAAACGCCTGTTATGAGGATGGTTTTATTGGTGCAATGTATTCCCTTCAGGCACAGGGCATTCCCATCATTACACCGATTGACACCAGTGCTGCTGTAAAGGCTGTGCAGCTTGATTCCAAAGTGGTTGAAGGCTACTACAAGCATTTAGGTGTTGACTTTGATAACTTGAAGAAAGTGATTCCACAGGAAGTGTCCCGTGGCATTGCTTCTTCCTTGCCTTACACTGACATTGCACGGAACTTGAACAATGCTTCAAAGTCTGGCCTTAACAATGCAAAGCGGATCGTGCGAACAGAAGGACACCGCATTCAGCAGCAGTCAGCAGATGATGCACGGACAGTGGCAAAGAAAAAGGGTGCTGATGTGGTGAAACAGTGGGATGCCAGCTTGGACAGCAGAACACGAGATTCACACAGACGGGTTGACGGTGAAATCAGGGAGAATGATGAGAAGTTCAGCAATGGCCTGATGTATGCTGGTGATCCTAATGGCGGTGCTGCTGAAGTCATCAACTGCCGCTGTGTTACGCTGACACGGGCAAGATGGGCATTGGATGAAGAAGAACTGGAAACGCTGAAAGAACGGGCAGAATACTTTGGTCTTGATAAGACGGAGAACTTTGAGGATTACAAGAAAAAATACCTTAAAGCTGCAAAAGAAACGGTTGAAAATTCTGAAAAAAGTAGTACAATGGGCATAGGTCTACAGTTCTTTGCAAATAGGAGTATTCCGAAGCAAAAGGACGGACAGCTTATGAAGTCTATAAAATCTTGGCAAGCTAACATTGAGCAGCACAAGAAAAAGTTGGCGAATCCAGCAGAATTTGATGTTGATTGGGATTCCAAATCTGCCGAACAGAAAGCTGGCCTTATTAAGCATTGGCAAAAAGAAATCCGCAACTTTGAATCTAATGTGAGGGCAGCGGAAGATGAACTGAAAAAGAGGGGGCATAATGATGACTGATAAAGATAAGGTCATTGAATATGAACTTCAAATTGAAGATATGCTAAAAGCCATTCAGGAGAATTTGGACGAATTGAAGCAGCAGAAAGATTTGTCTAAATTCGAACAGGGACGGCAGTTGGCATATGAAGAAATGCTTGACATTATCAAAACACGGCATTCAATGATTTTGGATGTTCTGAAATAAAAAGCACTGTGCAAAAAATGCATGGTGCTTTTTTCATGCCCAAAATTCAATAAATAGTGGTTGTTGCAAAAAATGCAACAGCCACTTTTTTAATTAAAAAGAAAGGTGGAAAAACGCAATGAGCAACAAAGTATACGATGTTTTGAAGTGGGTGGTCATGATCGTGCTTCCTGCAATCAGCACACTGTATGTGGCACTTGCTGGCATTTGGGTTTGGCCTTACGCAGACGAGGTGGCTGGAACTATTGCTGCAATTACTGCCTTTATGGGTGCTGTATTGATGTTCAGCACAGCGCAGTACAACAAGAAGGTGAGCGAGGATGCCTAAAGTCATTGATGTTGCCCTTGCTGAAGTTGGCTATCTTGAAAAAGAAACCAATGCACAGCTTGACAGCAAAACTGGCAACGCTGGGGATGAAAACTACACAAAATATGCCCGTGACCTTCATGAGATCACGGGCTTTTACAATGGAAACAAGAATGGTTTTGCATGGTGTGATGTATTCGTTGACTGGTGCTTTGTGACGGCTTACGGTGTGGAACTGGCAAAGAAACTGCTGAATCATGGTCAGCTTGGGGCTGGTGTGAATTATTCTGCACAGTATTACAAGGCTGCTGGCAGATGGTACACATCCCCACAGGTGGGAGATCAGATTTTCTTCAAAAGCGGTAGTTCCCAATGGGCGCATACTGGCCTTGTGGTGGAAGTGACTAATAACAAGGTCATCACTGTTGAAGGCAATACAAGCGGTGCAAGCGGCGTGATTTCAAACGGCGGCGGTGTATGCAAAAAAAGCTATACGCTTAACTACGCAAACATTTTTTGCTATGGCCGTCCTGACTACGGTTTGACAAGTGAGAAGAAAGAAGCAACCGTGGCGAAGCCTAAAGTGTATCTTTCCCCTGCATATCACTGGTTCAATAACTGTGCCATTGAGGGCTGTGATGAAACCACACACAACAACCTGTATCTGGACGAATTAGAGCCGTTTCTGACGGCTTGTGACATCGACTGGAAGCGAGGGACAAGGCGTGTTCCCAAGTCGGATGAAGATGGCGAAGAACTGATGTACAAGGCGATTGCAGAATCCAATGAGTGGAAGGCTGATGTGCATTATGTCAGCCACACAAACGCTTCTGTCAGTTCCGCTGCCGATGTCGGCAAGGGTAAGGCACGGGGCTATCGTCCCATCATTTACAAGGGGAGCGTTGAGGGTAAGAAGATTGCGGAATGCATCATTGCAGAGCGCAAGAAAATCTATGACCAGCCTATCACGCTGAATGAGCGCACAGACCTTAAAGAACTGCGGCTTACCAACGCTCCAAGCTACTATGAGGAACATGTATTTCATGACAATCTGGAAGATGCAACATGGTTTCACAACAATCTGAAGAACATTGCACGGGCAACTTGCAAGGGCTTTTGCAAATACTTTGGCATTCCCTTTGTTGAGCCTAAAGCAGAAAAGGTTGAAAGTGGCATGCTGTATCGTGTTCAGGTTGGCGCATTCAGTGTCAAGGCCAATGCAGATGCGTATCTGAAGAAGGTGCAAGCTGCTGGTTTCCCTGATGCATATATCAAAGCAGAAAAGCGTTGAACAGACTGACCGTTTGAATTGTTCGGAGATTCCGAACAGTTCATCATGGTCAGTTTTTTCATATCCAAATTCATCAGGGATGATGTTAAACATCTATTTCTAACATGATGCAACCATGTAAAAAGCGTATAGAAAGGACGGCAAAAACATGACAATCGCAGAAATTCTGAAAGCAAAGGGTCTTGATGATTCCATCATCAAAGAAGTCCAAGAAGAAATGAAAGCCAACAAAATCTTCACGGCATCTGAAGAAAACCTTGATATCCGTTATGGCAAGTTGAAGACAGAGCATGACAGCAAGCTTGCCGAACTGACCGAAGCAAACAATCTGATTGCTGAATTCAAAAAGAACAGTAAGGGAAACGAGGGATTACAGAAGCAGATTGCTGAATATGAAGGCCAGGTGGCACAGCTTCAGTCAGAACTGGAACAGACGAAGCTTGATGCGGCAATCAAGGTGGAACTGCTTTCTTCCAAAGCACTTGATGTTGACTATCTGACTTTCAAACTGAAGGAAAAAGGTGAACTTGCCCTTGATGAAAGCGGCAAGATCAAAGGGTGGGATGACAAGATTGCTGCCCTGAAGACACAGTTCCCGACACAGTTTGAAGGCACAGGAAGCAAGAAATATGAGGAAAACAAACTGCCTGAACAGAAAGAAGACGGCGGTGCTATCACCAAGGAAAGCTTTGCAAAAATGGCCGAAAAACATTCTTTTGACCCCGGCTCCTACAACAACGGCGGCTTGTATACCGATGTTAAAAAAGGTCAGATGGTAGCAGAATTTGAAGATTGGTGCTTCGATGCTTCCCGGAAATACGGAGATTACGATCTTGTAAAATCAGAATACGGTTACCATATCATGTATTTTGTAGGAACCGAGGAGTATTGGCATTTTGTCAGTGCAGCGAACGCGCCTGCCTGGCGGACAGATAAGATATTAGAGGCGGAGCGCAGCGCCATGGATGTGCAGATCAATTATAACAATATCCGTGCTTGGGAAGCCGCCTATTACGCAGAGTAAAAAATAACCGCAAATTCAGAAAAAAATATTGAAAAATCCGACAAGTTGCGGTATAACAGGATTGTGATTTTTGTAAGACCGGTACGGATCTCCGTATTGGAGAAATGAGGTACGATATGGAAAGAAAAGTGGGAACAATTTCTCGCGGTATCCGCGGCCCTATCATTCGCGAAGGCGATGACATGGCTGCCATCGTGGTGTCCAGTGTGTTGGAAGCAGCCGAAGCAGAGGGCTTTGCTCTGCGTGATCGGGATGTTGTGGCGGTAACAGAGTCTGTAGTGGCTCGCGCCCAGGGTAATTACGCGTCTGTGGATGCAATCTGTAAGGACGTTCAGGCAAAGCTGGGAAATGAGACTATCGGTGTTATTTTCCCCATCCTTTCCCGTAACCGTTTTGCTATTTGCCTGCGGGGTATTGCCAAGGCAGCCAAGAAGATCGTTCTGATGCTGAGCTATCCCTCCGATGA